TCATACATAATTGAACCGCATATTTCATTATCATTCTCATCAAAGTATTTGCCTTGGTCATACACTTTAGCACGACTTAAAAAACTATACGTTTTTATCACTTCATCCTCCGAAAGGGCCTGTCTGCTTGACAACTGCCTTGCTCTTGACCAGCCCACGGATGTTCCACACTTAGAACCATTCTCTTCTTTATGCTTTAATGCCTTTTTTGCTGCATTAGTTGCTGATTGAGGATAATTTTTATACGGCATTACTCTGTAATTTGAGGTTTTTGTTCACCAACAGGAACTTCACGACTATTAGATGCTAATGGTAAACCAAACTGGTCACCACCTTCATAAGGATTAAAGTTTTCTAACGCTCTAATCTCATTAGGTGCTATTGCTCTAATATTATAAAGTTTAGTATAATATTCCGCTCTTGCCATAACATCACCTCTATATAACTCGTCTAAATCTAACTTAACACTATATTTACCCCATTCGTTCTGTGGGAATAACTTCGTATTAAACTCATTTTCTATCCTTTTTGTCCAAGCACGAAGGGTATATTGTACAAATATTCTGTTTAATATTTCAATATTGGTTTGAGATATATTGTTTTGTCCTATAAGAAGGAAACCAGGCACTCCCGTTAAATTACTAATATCCTCAATAGTTAATTTTCTTGCATCAATATCTGCTGCCTCTAATTTAGCACTAATAGGTTTAAATTTAAATCCAGCTTGTAAGAAAGCAACACTTTGTTGGTTATTAGCACCACCATGTTTGTCTTGCCATTGTTTTTTAACAAGATTTAACTGATCCTCATTAAGAATATGTTCAGTTTCAACAGTTCCACTTAAATTAGTACCTTTTGCATAAATGTCGTTACCGTAATCAATCTCATGTAATGCTCTTGATAAAGTTGTTCTACCAGCCTCAATAACACTTTTGCCCCAATAACCATTGTCAGAGAAACTTTTAATATGTAATACTTCATCAGATGAATAAATTGATTCTTGGTTTTCTATTTTGTAGAAAAATTCGTCATTAATCTGATACATCTCCCAAGGAGAATCTACCAAATTTAAAGAAAGTATTTTACCAGCTTGATTTCTTTCCGGTATAATCAATACATTACCAGACTTCTGAACCATTGAACCATTAACTACTTGACGAACAATTGCCTCTCTAAAACTAAAGGTATCATATTTTTTTGATGGTCTAAATTTGATAAGATTGTACATAGGGTGATTTACCGCTTCTACAATCTTACCATCATTAGTTGTTTCATAGATAGAGAAAGGGAGAGAGGCTAATTGTTCGCTTAATATAGTTAACGCTCTAAAATAGGCAGGTATTGATAATGAGGTTTCGTGAGATACTCTTCTTTGATTAGAACCAAACAATTCTTGATACAATTTCCAGTCCTTTGCAGGGCCAAGATTGCTAACTCTTGAACGTTTAAAGTAATTTACTATTTTCGTTACTAAATTCATAGTACAAAGATGAATATTATAAAATTAATGTGCAAATAAATATTTTTATCCAATTATCAAATTAAAATCAAGATTTAATTTGTTTTTAGGGTCAATAGCCTCACCAATAGCCATTGCAGCAGCAACCATACCATCAATTTTCTCATTTGACTTCCTTTTGTCAAATTTAACTAATCCAGTAGAATTGATGATTAATGCCACATTTTGCAGCATCCACTTAGATACTGGATCACCATTATGAAATATTTTCTTACCTGTAATCATTTTTTCAAATTCACAAATTGGTGTATTCATCTCTGGGAACGATTGTGGGAAAGGTCTGACATTTACTCCACGTTCTTGTAAACTAATAACAACGTGTGTTGCTCTCCATGGGTCATAAGCAAGACTTCTAATGTGGTATTTTTGGAAAATAAGGAAAATATCGTTAATAATAACATCATTATCGACAATATTACCATTCGTAACCCTAATACTGCCATTTCTTGCCCAATCCATGTAAGGAACACCATCCCTTAATGACCTTTCTTTTACATTTTCCTCTGGTATCCAATAAAACCACAATAAATAGGCTTGTTTACCGTTATATTCAGGAAAAAACAGACAAAATGCACTTATATCTATAGTTTGTGCCAAATCTAAGCCACCAAAACAAGGTCTGTCTTTAAAAAAGTCTTCACTTACCTTTAATTCACATTCATTCCATGCGTTTTCATTAATCCATGTTGCGTGAGTATTCGTCCAAAAGTTTAAATTTTTAGTCATAAAGCCAATTTGCTTTGCTGCACCTTCATTTATAGCTTTTGTGTATTGGTCTTGCAAATATCCCATCCCAGTAGTTACGTTTAAAGATGGATTTGCTTTTACCCATGTGCTACTATCTTGCCAATCATCTTCCTCATCAAGAGAAAATATCAAAGGAAATACCGCATCATCATCTTTATGACCTTTAATAATGTCAATACATACTTTTCTTAACTGATAGCATGGACTCTCTTTGTTAAACCCCGCAGTAGTGGTAATTAGAATTAAGGGTTGCGTTCTTGAGCCAATACCACTTTCCATAATTTCTAACACCGATGAATCGGGATGAGCGTGAAATTCGTCAATTATAGCCACATGAGGGTTTAATCCATCCAAAGTCTTTGCATCCGATGATACTGGAATCATCTTGGAATTATTTGTAGTGCTATATATTGAGTGCGCTCTGACTTGAATCATCTTATTAACTGCAACAGAATCTTTTTTTAAGTATTCAAGTATAACTTTACCTGCATCCCAACATATTCTTGCCTGATCTCTTGTAGTGGCTGCGGTATAAATCTCTGCACCCTTTTCTCCATCAAGGATAAAATTAGCAACGGCAGTTAAAGCTGCTGTTTCTGTCTTTGCATTTTTTCTTGCAATTTCAAGATAAACTTTTCTAAATCTGCGTTTCTTATCAATTTTTCTCTTCCAACCGAATATCATTGACCAAAAGAACTCTTGCCATGGCATAACGTTTACATTTAGTCCTGCATATTCACCTTTTGTCAATCTACATACCTTCATAAACGAAATATAGGTGTTAGCCGCTTTTTCGTCATAAAAGTATGGGTAATTAGGAGACTCTGACTTTTTAAGGTCATCATAATGCCTATCTATAGCTAATTTTGCGTAAAGACCAATATTTTCCGATTCTAGTGCAAACATTACGCATTCTTTATTAATTTCATAATAGGGTCTTCATCTTTTTTGTCCATTCTCGAAAAATATTCTAATTTCAATCTTGACTTAGGATCTAGTCCAAGTCTGTCAGACATATCATTATACATTTCCATGCCTTGCTTAAAAATGCTCCACTCCGGTGAAACTTGTTGAGTGCCATTGGCAAAAGTCATAACTCCATTATTTGCCAAAACATTTTCAGCAGCTTTGTTTAAAACTGTCAATAACCTTGCAGTAAGGTTAATAGTCATAATATCCACCTTTTGTGAAGCATCTGCCTCTTCAAGGTGTGTTTTCATTAATTGAACAATTTCTTGCTCTGTTTCACTTAAACCCAATAAATTCTTGTTTTCTATGGGTTGAGAGGGAACATTTTTAATTCTACTCGTTTTTAATGTTCCTTGCAATTCTTTTAATTTATTTGTTTTCATATTTACTATTTATTTGTAAAAGTACATCATTTTTTGAAACTGGTAAATAATAATAATCTTCACTAATCATTCTTGCTGGGCTGTAACCTCTTCCTTCCATGTTGGATTTGGTATCATGGCAGTTTCTACAAAGAGTGAAAAGGTTTCTTTCATCATAAGGATGACCACCATCAAGTATTCTAACAACGTGGTCTGCAATACCATTGTTGTTTCCATCGGAACAATCTGTATAAATATTCCTTTGCAAACAAGCCTCGCATAACGGCTGCTTTGTCTTTTGTAATTTCCTTACCCTCTTCCATCTGGGAGTAGAGTAAAATGTATTCTGTGACCTTTGCTTCGGAGCAAACCTCCTGGTTGATTTGTTATTTAGTGTTGGCATGGGGCAAAGATACGGCATAGTAAAATACCCCCTCCAAAAAATTTGGATTGATTTGCTTCGATTTCGCCCGACAATGGTCTGACGATGCCAAAAAGGGTGGTACGTCCCCCCCAGTTTCGAGCCAGAGCCAAACCCTACTACTTTGATAGGATTAATAGACTTATTGCTTTATATTGATTTATTCAACTGTTTTGCCTTGTTTTGAGCTGCAAACCGGCTAAAAACAGTTTAAAAACGTTCTAAAATTGTTTTAAATGCTATTTAATTAAAGGGTATTGAATATAAATACTTTATATCATTGTGTTTATTTAGCCTATAAATAGCGTATAAACGTTTTAAATAGCTTTAAGGTAGTATTATACTATTTTGTATAAACATTGCTTAAATTCAATTTATAAGCCTTATTTAATATTAATATACCTTTGTTTTATATATTTGATAGATAGCATAAGGATAATATATAAGGTATCTATATAGCATAAGGATAATATATAAGGTATCTATATAGCATCAGGATAATATATAAGGTATCTTTATAGCATCAGGATAATATATAAGGTATCTATATAGCATAAGGATAATATATAAGGTATCTATATAGCATCAGGATAATATATAAGGTATGGATAAAA